TCATGGCACGCAATTTTTCGATGGTTTACCAGATCCCGCCGGTTGCACTGCTTGCTCCGGCCGCCGACGCCGCCGGCCGCGCCAGTCCGTACCGCACGTTGAAAAACGCGGCGGACAAAGCCTACATCGTTTGCCACATCAACCAAGGCAACGCGGCGCAGGTCACCCTGACCCCCTATCAGGCCAAGGATGTGTCCGGCACCGGGGCAAAGGCAATCAATGCCGTGCCGATCTTTTTGAACGATGCCACCGCGACCAGCGATGCGTTCGTTCAGCAAACGTCGGCGGCCAATTTCCAGACCGACGCTACCATCGCTGACAAAATCGTAATTTTCGAAATCACTCCCGATGTGGCGCTCGATTTGGTCAATGGCTATCGCACCATTGGTGTGACCACCAGCGCCTCGAACGCGGCCAACATCACCGAGGCCACCCTGTTCGTCCTGGGCGCGATTCAGGGGGCCTCAGCCCCGACCACTTACAGCAACTGACGAATTACCCCGGCGTGGCCGCCTTATGGCCGCGCCGGCCTTCGTTGTTTCCCTTTCGCGCGGCGTGATCGCATTGCGCAGGAGATTCGGTCATGACCACCAAGGGCATCTACAAATATGGATTTGCCGTCGAATATGACGATGGCACGCAGGAATTTTTGGCGACCTCCGCGCCGATCGATTTCAACGACGATTTCGTCGGCGCCGGCCACACTGCCAGCTTGCCGCAATTCGGCAGCCCGGTCGCGGGCTATCCCTGGGTTCAGAAAGTGGTCAAAACGGCGGGCACGCCGTCGGTCGCGGCGGTAACCAATGGCCCGGGTGGCCAGATCGCCATGGCGCTGACCAACACCAGCGAAGCGCAGGAAGCCACGCTTTACCAGAACGATCAGCGCACTTGGGACAGCACCAAGACGTTGATCTATCAGGCTCGCACCCAATTGACCGTGCTGCCCAGCGCCGCCGGTGTGCAGGCGGTGTTTGGCCTGGCCGGGGCGTGGGCCAGTGGCCCGCTGAATATCGGCACCTACATTTTCTTCGGCTGCAACGGTTCGGGCGAACTGTTCATGTACAGCTATGACGGCACCACGACCAAGGCGGTCGATACCGGCATCGCGCTGACTGCGGGCGTGTATTACCAGTTCCGCATCGAAATCGATCAATCGGGCGTGTTGCACTTCTATGTCAATGGGGTGGAATATACCACTTCGTTGGCACCGATCACTTGGGCTGCCACCGGCACCCCGGCGATCTTGCAGCTGTACAATTCGGTCTACAAGCCCAGCGGCACTGGCGTAGCCACGCTCAACCTCGACAGCGTCGAGGTGTGGTCGCCGCGCACGTAATCGCGCGCGCTCGATACCTGGCACCATTCGTCATCCCGGGTTTGATCTCGGGATGACGAAACAGGGAAAAAGTCATGGCCTATATCGAATTTCAGACTGCGACGATCGCGGCCAGCGCGTCGCTGTCTTCCGAAGTGCCGTTGGGCGAAAAATCACTTGTCGGGATCGTCATGCCCCCCGCATGGACCGCCGCATCGTTGACTTTTCAAGCGACGCCCGACGATACCAATTTCTATGAACTCTATGACGGTGCCGGCAACGAAGTGACGGTGGTCGCTGGTGCTGGACAATTCGTTCAAGTTGATCCCACCAAATGGCGCGGAATTACCGGGATCAAAATCCGCAGTGGTACCGCTGCCGGCCCGGTCAATCAGACCAGCGCCGTGACGCTCACGCTTGTCACTCGCACGATCTACTGACCCATGGGCATCGCGGCTGGCCGGATCAGCACTGTTACCGCTTCATCGGCCAGCTACGCGCTGGTCGATCTGGCAACAGCGAAAAACGAATTGAACATCCGCGCGAATGACACGACCAACGACACCGCGCTGACCCGAACGATCAATTTCGTCAGTCAGATCATCGCCAACTATTGCGGCGGCCCGTTTGGCCCTTTCGCGGTCGAAGCGGTGACCGATACGTTCCAGTTTGATCGTGATGCGTTCCCGGGGATTCGCTTTGCCGGCGAAAACCGCATTGCATTGGCCCGCTGCCCGTTGCTGTCGATCGGCGCTGTGGTGCAGACCAACACCGACGGATCGACCACGACGCTGGTCCAGGGCACCGATTACCTGCTCAATGCCAAACAGGGCGAACTGATGCGGCTCAGCTGCACCGGCGCGCTGATGCGGTGGGAAACGCTGCCGCTGTCGGTGTCCTATGTGGCCGGCTATGGCGCGCTGATCACCGCAGAGGCGCAAACCGTGCCCGGATCCGCCCCGTATACCGTCAACGCCACCAATGCGGCCACTTTCGCATTTGATCAGGGCGTTACCTATGCCAACGGCACTCCGCTGACCCTTGTCGCTGCCAACCCTGCCCATGGTCAGTACAGTGTGGCCAACGGTGTTTACACTTTCGCCGCCGCCGATGCGCACGCCGCCGTGCTGCTGGCCTATGCCTATAACCAGATTCCCTATGATCTGGTCAGCCATGCGCTGGAAATCGTCACTGCGCGCTGGGCCAGTCGCGGTCGCGACCCCGCGCTGGTGCAGGTGGATACTCCCGGCATCGGCACGCAGCGGTTCTGGTTCGGCAGCGAGCCTGGACAGGATGGCGAACTGCCGCCGCGCATCGCCGCAGCGCTGGACAACACCTATCGACCTCCACGGGTGGCGTGATGGACATTCGCTTTGACATCAAGAACGCGCGACAGGTCGGGCTGCGCTTTGACCAGTTTCCGCCCGAAATTTACGACGATCTGCGCATCGCCATCAACGATCTGGCCCATCAGCTGTTTGCCTTGGTCCAATCCGAAACGCCTGATCTGACCGGACAACTGCGCGGCCAGGAAATGGTCCGCGTGTTCACCGATCCCAAAAAGATCACCGGGTCGGTCGCCGTGGTGACGCGTGACAAGCAATCGGCGATCAAAGCGGCGACGCTGGAATATGGCAGCACCGGCAAATCGGTGAAGGTCAAAAGCAAAACCATGCGGCTGGACCACGTTTTTGACCACGTCTTGGACGAGCCGATGGAGGTTATCGTCAAGGCCTATAATCGCACACCGAACGTCGAAGAATTCCGCTTTGAACGCGGCCCGCTGGAAGTGATGCAGCCGATCGTTGCCGCGCGGCTGAATGCGGTGGTTGCCGCCGCGGTCAAGGCCGCGAACGCATGAACGCCGATTTCTACATGATCAAAACCGCGCTGCTCAATCAATTGACCGGCGCGGTCATGCCGACCTTTACCGCCGGGGCAACGGCCAACAGTGCCACGCTTACCGCGCCCAGTTCGATCGCCGGCCTGTTTACCGGGCTGCCGGTGTTCGGCATCGGCGCGGCGGCTGGCGTCACCATCGCGGCAATCGCCGCCAATGGATCATCGATCACGCTGTCGCAGCCGATGACCACGGACACCGTTGGGACGACCACCGCATTCGGCGCCGGATTTGTGCAAACCGGCGCGCGCGCGGTGCGGTGGAACGATGTTGCCGATCAACCCGCGCTGTTCTTGCGCCGCGTCGCCGTACACGACGATGAAGAAGGCGACGGCCTGGTGCGCACCGCGCTTGATTTTGAAGCGTGGATCTACAGCAACGCCGGCGCCGATGGCGATGTCGATCCCGATGTCACGCTGTCCGCGCTTGAACAATTGGTGCGCAACGCGATCAACCCCGATCTGCTGCCCCATGACAATGACGAAGGCCGGTTCACCCTCGCCACCGCGCTGGCAGCGCTGGGCCTGCCGCCTGCCTATTGGTGCCGGGTCACCGGGCATTCGATGATTTTCACCGGTGATCAGGGGCCGCAGGCCATCGCCCGCATCCCGATCCGCGTCACGCTCCCCTGATCCTGAAAGGACCGCTGCAATGTCCACCAACGCCGACATCGTCAATGGCTGGTTCGCCGACCGGCTGGCCAATGGCCCGATCGCACGCAATACCGAAGCATACAATCAGGCTCAAGCCGCGCTGACCGATCTGATCGCCCGGCTGGATGCTGCCGCCGCGCCCGCGCCGGCCGACGCTGCAGCCACGCCCGCCACGCCGTCCAAGCCGACCGCAGCGCAAAAGGCAGCGGCCAAGATCGCCGCCGACGCTGCCGTGTTGTCGGCCGATGAAGCGGCTGTGGCTCAAGATACCGCGTCGGCCTCGACTGGCTCGACTGCCGCGTAACCAGCGCGGTTTTGGAATACCCCGACGGTGTTGTCGGGGCACGCCCCTAACGGCCCTTGGGCAAGGCTGCTGACCCCGCTGTGAAGCGCACGTCCTTCCCATCGATGGAGCCCCCACATGACCGTCCTGAATGGCAAACCGACTTTCGGCGTTGGCCGCGCCTTCGCCATCCCGAATGTCACCAATCCGACCCCAACCCGCCTGCTGATCCCGCAGAGCCAGTCGATCGACATCAAATCCAAGGTGGAAGAACTGTTCGGCGAAAACATCTTTGCCGAAGCGACCGCCAAGGGTGAAACGTCGATCACCGGCAAAGTCGAATACGGCAAATCGGTGGCCAGCGTGCTGGCCAACATCATCAGCGGCGATGGCGCCACCACCGGCAGCTATGCCGAAGCGGACAAAGAAGCTGGCACCGTTCCGGCCAGCACGCCCTACACTTATACCGCCGTCAATGCCGCCACGTTTCTGTTTGACCTGGGCGTGCGCAATGTCACGACCGGCGCGATCTATTCGTGCGTGGCCAGCGGCAGCGAGGTCGCGGGCAAAAGCTATTCGGTCGCGGCCGGCGTCTACAAATTTGCCGCGCTCGATGCCAATGCCAACGTGCAGGTATCCTACGCCTATTCGGTCACTGCATCGGGCGTGACGGTCAATCTGGCCAACCAGGTGCAGGGCCCGTCGACCAGCTTTGAAGCGGTGCACGTGTTCCCGTGGGGTACCGAACAGGACATGGTGGTGCTCAACAACTGCATCGCGTCCAGCAGCAGCCTGCTGTCGGCCAAAAAGAGCGGCTTCGGCATGTCGACGCTCGATTACACCGCTGCGGTGAACGCCAGCGGCACGCTGGGCACCATCACGTTCGCCGAACAGAACTGATCAGGGGCCTGATCCGGCATGATCGCCCGCACCATCGACGAACGCCGCGCGCTGGGTCGCGCGCGGCGGCTGGTGTTTCAGAACATCGCCAACGGTGTGCCGATCGAACGCATCCGCGAAGACATGCGCCTGTCCGATATCGAAATCGAACAGGCGCGTGGCTTTGTCGCGCGCAAGATCTTGGAAAACCGCACCCTGCGCCGGCAACCGCCAATTCCCTGTCTGACGCAGGCGGAAATCCGGTTTCACCGCCGCGCACTGTTGGGCACGCTGTCGCTGATCGGTGATGTCGACCTGTCCACCGACTTGATCCTTTCAAAGCTGCTGGTCCAATCGATCGATCATCCCAGCATGCTGGAAGAAGCAAAACAACGGATGGACGCTGCATGATCACCCATCGCGATATCACTCTGGGATTTGAAACCTTTCGTGTTCCGCCGCTGCCCATCCGGTGGAATCGAGAGGTCTATCCGCTGTGCGCTCGCCTTAGCGAATCCGATCTCGAAACGCGTTGGCTGGTGCACCAAGGCAAACTGCGGTTTGACGATCAGGAATTCGCTGATCTGTGCGATATCGCCTGGTACCTGACCCGCGCTGCCGGTGCCGAATTCGATCGAGCCACGTTCGATGCCTGGCCGATCAATTCGGTGCAACTGATGTTGGCGTTTTATGCGGCGCGCTATCAGACCGGGGTGTGGATTCCAGTCGAGGCCCCGGATGGCGCAGGCAAAGAGCCGGACCAACAGCCGGGGGAATCGATCGGGGAGCCGGAACCCCGAAAAAAACGCCGCCGCAAATAGATTTCAATCGGATTTTGGCGAAGCTGGTGCGCTATTTTCACCAGCCTGCCGAATACTGGCTCGATCACTGCACCATGCAGGATTGGCGCGACATCTATGCCCGCGAATTGATGGAATTACCCCCGATCGACCACTGGGGGGCCGTCTGGTTCAAACACGAGCCGCCAAATGAACCTTCGCCTGCTGCGTCCGCGTCGGCCGCCGGGCTCGAAGCTGAAGAATGGCGTTCCGATCTGCCGGACGTGACGGAGTAAACGGCTATGGCCAACAACATTGCCGTTCAGATCACCGCTGACGTCGCCGATCTGACCGCAAAATCGGCGATCGCGCGCGCCGATATGGCCGCCACGACCAAGGCGCTGAACGACCTGGCCAAGCAAGCGCGCGGCACGGCCATGACAACCGAATTGCAAACCTCATTGTTGCAAGCCGGCGATGCGGCGGCCAAAGCCAAAAACCAATACGCGGCGATCACCCAAGAATTGACAAAAATGCGGCCCGCTGCCGAAGGCGCTATGCACGGATCTGCCGGCGTAACGCGCGAGCTGCTGGTGATGGGTCGCGAACTGTCGCGCGGCAATTTCAACCGCATGGCTGGCAGTGCCACAATTCTGGCGGGTCGGCTGGGCGTCCTGACCCCTGCGGTCATCATGACGGTCGGCGCCATCGCCGCCTTGGCTGCGCCGTTCGTTGCGTTTGCTGTCGCCGCTGAACAAGGCAGCCAGGAAGCGGCCAAATTCAAAAACGCGATCGAGGCGACCAACGGCTATGCCGGGGTAACCGAATCGCAATTGCAGAACCTGTCGCGCAGCATGGCGACCTGGGCGCATGTCGGTATCGGCGCGGCCAATGAAGCGTTGATGAAGATCGTCGCATCGGGTCATTTTTCCGGCGACACCATGCGGCTGGTCGGCGAAGACGCGGTACGCATGGGCCAACTGACCGGCCAATCTGCTGACAAATTCATCGACGAGTTCGACAAAATGAAATCCGGCGTGGCCAAGTTCGCGCAGGAATACAACGATCAGTACCATCAGCTATCGCTGGCCCAGTTTGAATATATCCGCACACTGGAAGAACAAGGCCGCAAAGAAGAGGCCGAATACGCGCTTGCCCAGAACGTTTACAATTACCTCGGCAAGCAGGCGCCGCAAAACCTCGGGTATCTGGAATCGGCGTGGCATTCTTTGTCGAAAGCGGCTTCCGACGCGTGGGATTCGATGAAGGCATGGGGGCGCAACAGCAACCAGGATCAAATCGATGATTTGAACCAGCGGATTGCGCTGATGAAGCGCGACCCGAACGCCAACAAGGGTGGTGCGGTTTCGCGGGAAATTGCCGGGTTGGAACGCCAGCTGCAGTTGGTCCAACAGCGCGAAGCGAGCGAACAGCGCGCAGCCGCCTCGCGCGCCGAACAAGCCCGCACGCAAAGCGATGGTGTCGATGCCGCAGCCAGGTTGGCTGAAAAGTTCGAAGCATCCAAGACCAGCGGCGAAAAGCTGAAAAAGGCGATCGCTGATATCAACAACGATCTGGCCAAAGCGGTCAAGGCCGATCCCGCCAATGCTGCGCGGTATGAAGCAGAGGCTGCCGCGGCGCGTGCGCAAGCGCAAAAATCCGATACCCCGCATGCGCCCAAAGTTCATGACGATATCGTCGCGCAATGGACCGAACAGCTTCACGCGCAGGAAATCGCCAGCAAAGACTTTTTCAAGGACAACACCGCCGACGAACTGGCGTTCTGGCAATCAAAGCTGGCGCTGGTCGCCAAGGGGTCCAAGGATTGGTTGGCAGTCCAGACCAAGATTTATGAACTCAGCAAAACGATGGCGCATCAGGCTTATGACGCCAAGATCGCCGATTACAATGAACAAATCGCCGCCGCTCGCGACAATTGGTCGAAAGAGCAAGCCGATATTCAGGCCAAGCTTTCCTATGTCAAATCGACTCAGGGCGAACAAAGCCGCGCCTACAAAGACGCCCACCGCGAACTGGAAACCGCCCAGCGCGAGCACGACGATCGCGAATTGCGCGAAGCGCAGGAACACACCAAGCGGCTGTACGATGACCTGAAAATCCGCATCGATGCTCAGGCCAAGGCGCGCGAAGACGATGCCCGCGCGGCTGAGGCGGTGGTCAAGGGCAATGCCGGCGCGACCCCGTTCGGCGAAATCGCTGCGCAGCGCCAACTGGCTGAAATCCATCGCCAGTTGACCGAACAGAAGATTGCCGACAACGAAACGCTCTACGCTTCGCAATCGGCGGGGCTGCAAGCCGATATCGACAAGGCTGCCGCGCTCTATAACGGCGACCAAAGCAAATATCAGGCGCTGCTCGATGCCAAGGCCAAGGCGGACCAGCAATACGCCGCGCGCAAACAGGAACTCGATGCCCAATTGCGCATGCAGTCCATTCAGGACATGCAGGCCCTGCAAAACACCTATGCCAGCTATATCAGCGGGACGGTCAATGCCACGGTTACCGGGTTCAGCAAGATGATCGGCGGCCAGGAATCGTGGCGCAACCTTGGCATAAGCATCTATCAGTCAATGGTCCGCGAGGCGGAACAGCAGATTGAAAAGCTGGTCACCAACTGGATTGTTCAGCACGTTTTCATGACCGCCGAACAGCGCGCCGAACTGGCCGCGCAGAAGGCTGCACACGCGGCAAGCGAGGCGGCCAAGACGGCGACAACCACCACCAGCACTGCCGCGCAAACATCGGCAGTAGTGGCCGGCGGAGCGACGCAGACTGCTGCGATGATGGCAACGACCAAGGCACAAGTCGCGTTGCTGGCCGGCCTCGCTGGCGCCGGCGGCGTTGCTTCAATGGCAGCGGCACCCTGGCCGATCGATATGACTGCGCCCGCGTTCGGCGCTTCGATGGCGGCATCCGCGATGTCGTTCGGTGCGTTCGAAAAAGGGCTCGACATCGTGCCCAACGACATGATCGCGCAAGTCCACGAGGGCGAGCGCATCATTCCAAAGGCCGATAACTCCGCTCTGATCAATCTGGCCGCGCGCGGCGCCGGGATGGCTGGTGGCGCCGGCTCGGCCGGCGGCGCGGCTGGCGGCGACACCCATAACCACTTCGCGCCAGTCATTCATGCCAATGGCGTCGATCCCAAATCGGTGATGCAGGCGCTGGAAAGCAACTTTGGTGATTTCACCAGTCTGCTGAAGCGAGCAGCGCGCAACGGTGCTTTCCGCTGACATGACGCTCCCCATCTATCCCGGCAGCGATCTGTTGAAAGGGCTGTCTTACAGCTCGAAATGGGATTCGCAGTTCTTCAATCAGAACGCCACCGCTGCTGACGGCGCGTCGGTCAGCGTTGGCATCGCCAAGTACCCGCTGCATACGTTCGAATTGACCTACAAATTCCTGCGCGACGGGCCGGATTGGCAGGATGTGCTGTCGGCGCTGGAATTCCGCACCATGAAGGGGTTTCACCTCGCCATGGCCGGTTCGCTGAACCGGTTTCTCTATCGCAACCCCGACGATTCGCAGGTCTGGCAGCAATCAATCGGCACCGGCGACGGATCTACCACCACGTTTACTCTGGTGCGCACGTTCGGCGCCAATGGCTTTTTCGGCACCGAACCGGTCGGCCAGGTCGATACCACGTCAATCAATGTCTATCTGGGCGGATCGTCCACGCCGATCAACCCGACGCTCTATACCATCAGCACCGCCAACCCGGTGGCAAACACGATCACGTTCGCCACTGCGCCGGCGGCTGGCACCGCGATCGCGGTCGACATGGCCTATTGGTATTATTGCAGATTACCGAACGATAACGGCGTGTTTGAAAAGTTCATGGGCCGGCTGTGGCAGATCGGCAAGGTGCAGATCGCCAGTTGCCGCCCTGGTACGTGATCAGGGGGATGATCCGCCATGCTCCTGATATTTGCCACGAACGGCGCGGCGGCGGCCAACAGCAACGCATTTTTGCGCAATTGGCCCGCGCCCTTGGTCGCCGCGATCAACGCCCGGGCAATCCGCTATCGGGCAAAGCTCTATACCATCACGCTGGTGGGCGGCGGCACGTTGACCTGGACCGATTTCGATACCGATCTGGTCTATGCCGGCACGGTTTTTCAGTCGAAAGCGGCTTTCCTGTCAAAGCCATCGTGGAAAGTCAGCAACACGATGGAGGTGCCCGAACTGTCGCTGAAAATCAGCAGTTTCAACACCGCCTTTGACGGTGGCGGCACGCTGGAATTGCAGATCCACAGCGGATTGCTCGATGGCGCAACGTTCCTGATGCAGGAATGCATGATGGGCGTCGATTGCAACCCGAACACGTTGGGCGTGGGCCCGCTGTTCGGTGGCAAGATCGCCGGCATCGACCTTGACGGTGTGACCGCGACGATCGCCGCCAAGGGCAAGATCAACGATCTCGATCAATATGTGCCGCGCAACCTGTACCAGGTGCCGTGCAACCACGCGTTTTGTGATCCCGGCTGTTCCTTGTCGGCGGCCAGTTTCACCAGCAGTTTCACCATGGGCGGCGTGCCCAGCACGTCGTTCATCCCATGGGCCAGTGCGCCGTCGAATGCCGCAGCCTATCAGAATGGCACATTGGTCATCACCAATGGCCCGGCATCGGGATCACGGCGCACGATCGCTGCGGCTTCCAGCGCTGGGCTGACCTTGGGCTATCCGCTGCCGTTTCTGCCGGTTGCAGGCAACAGTTTTACCGCGTTCCAAGGGTGCGACAAGACGCTTAATTCGGGCAGCAGCCAAAGCTGCACCGCCTATTCCAACACCGCCCATTTTCGCGGCTTTCGCGACGTTCCGCCGCCCGCTTCCGCTTATTGACGATCGGGGAACCGATGCAGATCACCCGCCAGGGCGAAACCCTGCTGGTCCCCGCGCCGGGGGGCTACGAAACCTATACTTTTCGCAGCGAGGAAGAGGCTGCGGCGCGCGTCGCGCTGATGGCAGAGGCGCTGTCATGGATCGGGACGCCCTACGCCAACTGCGGCGATGTCAAAGGGCCCGGCGGCGCGGTCGATTGCGCCATGCTGCTGACCCGTTGCGTCATCGATACCGGGTTGATCGCACCGTTCGACCCCCGGCCCTATCCGCCGCAATGGCACGTCCATCATGATCGCGAACTGTTCATCGAATTCCTGACCGATCGGCTGGGCGCGCACGAGATCGATGCCCCGCGCCCTGGCGATATCGCGGTGGTCAAATTTCACCGCACCTATGCGCACGGCACGATCATGCTGAACAGCGTCGAAATGGTGCACGCCTGGTCGGGATATCGCATGGTCGCGCGCACCCGCCGCGACGAAGGTCAATTCCTGACCGCGCTGGGCGTGCCCCGCCCAACGCGCTATTTTGATCTGTGGAGCGTGAAGGCATGAGCGGCCTGCTCGGTTCCACCACTGCGCCGACCAATACCCCGATCGAATATTCGGGCCTGAATGTTGGCACGTCGCAATGGAACATGCCTCTGCCGCTGTTTTGGGGCACGCGTCGGCTGGCCACCAATGCGATGGCGTTCGCCAATTTCCAGGGCCATCAGGTCAATGGCAAAGGCGGGGGCAAAGGCGGCGGCAAAAGCGCACAGCAACAGACCTATACCGCCGACGTTCTGCTGGGGTTGTGCGAGGGCCCGGTCGATTCGATCCAGAACATCTGGGCAAACGGTTCGACCACCACGACCACCACGCTCAGCGCGCTGAACATGACTTTTTTCCCCGGTACGCTGGGGCAGGCCGCATGGTCCTATTGGCAAAGCCAGTACCCTTCGCTGCAACAGAATTACAGCCAGACCGCCTATCTGGGGGCGGTCAACCTGGCGCTGGGCGAATCCGCGACGATCCCGCAAAACGATTTCGAATGCGTGCGCGCCTCGATGTTCGCGTGGACCCGAACCAGCACCATCGCCGGCTGGATCAACCCGACGTATCACACTCAGGCCAGCGCCACCGATGTGCTGATGTCGGATGTGATCACCGATCTATTGACCAACGTGCAATATGGCGCGCTGCTGCAATCGGCTGATCTGGGCTCGATCGCGCAATACGCCACCTATAACCGGGCGCAGGGCATTTTCGTTTCGCCGCTGCTCAACACGCAGGAAAAATGCACTGATGTTCTCAACCGGTTTGCCCAGATCACCAATTCATGGATTTTCTGGTCGGGCGTTCAGTTGGAATTCTATCCGTTGGCCGATGCGGCGATCACCGGCAACGGCGTCACGTTCACCCCAAAAAACGATGTCGCCTATACCTTGGCGATCACCGATCTGCTTGCCGAAAAGGGTCAGCCGCCGGTCAAAGTCACGCGCAAGGATCCGGCCGATTGCTACAACCGCACCAGCGTCAACATCTGCGACCGCACGCTTGGTTACATCGACAACCCCATCCCCTGGGTTGACGATCAACTGATCGATCAGTTCGGGCTGCGCGACAATACCAGCATCAGCGCGAACGAGATCTGCGACCCCCAGGTCGGCGCGATCGTCGCGCAGCTGGTGGGCAAGCGAGCGGCCTATATCCGCAACACCTATCAGTTCAAAACCAACTGGAATTTCATCCTGTGCCTGCCCGGCACCGTGCTGCAAATCCCGCTGAATTACACCGGTCAAACCGTGCGCGTGCGAGTGACCGAGGTCAGCGAAGATGACAAAGGACAGTTGTCATTCACCGCAGAGGAATTTCCCGGAACGGTGGGCACCTATGTGCCGCCGCAAAGCCAGGTCACCGCTTCGGCCAGCCAAGTTCCCAATATCTATGCCGCGGCGCCCAGCATCAACACCCCGGCGATATTCGAACCGCCGGCCAGCTTTACCGGCGGCGTCGCAAAGATCATCATTGCTGCATCCGGTTCGGGCAACTGGGGTGGCTGCACCGTCAATATCAGCTTTGACGGCACCACCTATGTACCGATCGGTACCATCACCGCGCCAGCGCCGCAGGGCGTGCTGACGGCTTCGCTGCCGGCCTATGGCGGCGCCAACCCCGACACGACCGACACCTTGGCGGTCGATCTGACGCAAAGCGCCACCACACCACAGCCGGTGACCAACGCCGACGCGGTTGCCTTGCGCACGCTCGCCCTGATCGCTGCCCAGCCCACTGTCTCCGGCGGTGCCTCGGTGGTGCCCAGCAATGGCGAATTGCTTGCGTTCGGCAACACCGCGATCACCGGCACCTATACCGCGAACCTGACCTATCTCGAACGCGGCCAATACGGCACGACGGCTGGCGCCCACGCGGCCGGCGCGCAATTCACCCTGATCGACGTGCTGGGCAACACCGGTACCTCGGTCGCCTATACCTTGCCGCAGCAGTACATCGGGCAGACGATCTATTTGAAGCTGGCCAGCTTCAACCTGTTCGACCATGGCGCGCAGGATCTTTCGTCGGTGGTCGAATACCAATATACCCCGGTCGGTACCGGGTTTGGCACCGGGCCATCGGGCGTGCCGGCTACTCCCACCGGCTTGACCGGCGTGGCCAGCTTGTTCGGCTATAACGCGTTGTCCTGGGCGGCCAACCCGACCAACGACAGCGTGATATCCTATTCGCTGTACAAGGGCGAAGGGTCGGGCGCCGCGTTTTCCAGTTGCGTGCTGCTCTATCAGGGCGTTGGCCTGGTCTATACCGACGCGGCAATCGTGGCCGGCACCACCTATACCTATTACGTGGTCGCCAACAATTCGGTGGGACAATCTGCCGTCTCGGCCGCGTGCAACATTACCGCGCTGGCCAATGGCAATATCGCTTCGGGTCTGACCGCGCTCGGATCGACCACCACCACAACGTCAACCAGCACGTTTACCTTGACCAGCGGCGTGCCTTCGGGCGCCAGCCTGGTGATCGTGGTCAATGGTTCGATCCTGTCATCGTCCTATTATTCGATCAGCGGCACCACCGTGACATTCAGCCCGGCGATCGCGTCCGGCAGCACCATCCTGGCCTATTACATCACCAGCACCGGTACCGGCGGTGGTGGCGGCGGTGGCGGCGGTGGCGGCATTGGCGGCGCCTACAACAACGGGTACGGGCTCAAATAGCCGGACCGCTGAAAATTTCGTCCTTACATTGGAGTAATTCGCATGATCCTGATGCTTGCGCCAAAGGGCGGGATGTCATTTGGCAGCGCTCCCAGCGGCTCGACTTATGTCGCTGATGCCTATGCGGTGGTGCACATCACCAACAACAGCGCCGCCGACCAGACCTATCTGGCCAATGCCGGTTGCTACACGTTGACCCCGTTCGGCGGCTGGGGCGCCGCCGCTTTCAATACATTGGCTGCACTCTATGCTGCCGATCTGGACACCGGCCTGATCCTGCCGGGACAAGTGGGCTTTCCGCAATTTATGATGGCCTCGGTTTATGCCGATCCGACCAGCGGGAACAACGGCACATGGGCCAAAACCGGCACGGGCAATGGCAGTGGCAATTGGACGCAGATTTCCACGCAGACGCTGGCGCAACTGACTTCCAGTGTGGCCGCTCTGACGTCCAGCGTGGCCACTCTGTCGGCCAGCGTGGCCAACATCACCGCCGGCGTCACCACGCCCAGCCTGTCTGCCGGCAACGCCGCCTTTGCCGTCATTCAGCCGAACGGGTGGCAGGTTCTGGTCTATTGGAAAGGGTTCAAAGCCGGCGGAACATCGACGCTGAATCCCAACGCCACGCCTCGGTTGGTGCTGCAAGTGGTCGATCAAGGCTTTACCAGTACGGGCCAGCCCACGCTGATCAGCCGCACCGTGGTCGGTACAGTCAACATGCGTGCGCCGTGGCCCATTGAAACGACGCCGATCGACGTCGCTGATGCCAACGGATCATCACGCCTATATGCCCTGTCTGAACCGATTTACGCCGCTTCAAACGTCGCGGGCAGTGGTTTGGCACCAATCACCACGGTTGTTGCCGGGCTTTACCTGGACAACGGCAGCGGCGGCAGCAGCGCCAATTCGTTGACCAGCAGCCTGTTTGCAATGAATGGGTCGGCCCTGACATATCCGCCGCCCGTCGCCAATTGGGTGTGCAGTGCGTATCAGCGCGCCGGGTCGAATGGATTTCAGTTCGAAGTCTACGCCGATCACCAGTTCGGATTCAACGCTTCACCCGTCGCACAAGTCGGAGTTCGCGTCACGGACAGTGCGGGCAACAAAGCCTACGGCTACGCGAACACTTTGACGCAATCCGCGCAAGTGGCCACCACCGATCCGAATCCGCTCGTTTTCCCCGTGTCCGTTTCAACTTCAGGGTTGGTTGATGGTGCGGCCACGGCCGATATTCTGGTGTGGCCCTGGATCGGTAACACGGTGTGGGACAGCAAGATCAATGGCGCGACCTGGCCGACACCGCAGGTCTGTTCCATCCCCGTGCTGATCGATGCTGCTGGCAACTATACCCCGGCCTATGCCTGTCTCGACACGGCCGCCGGTGTGGACGCCAGCGGCGTGGTATCCACCACCCAAGCCACTGCCGAAGCAGCGCCGTACAAGACATGGGCGGCAGCGCGCGCCGCGATCAAGACGTTTAACAACGCGCGCGGCCATAATGACCATGCCGCTGGCGTGATGTTGTTGACGCAGGATTTGGCCGGATTTGGCGAAAACCTCGCCAGCACGCTAACCCCGGGCCTGACCTGGTTCACCATCGGCCACAAATCGACCGTATCCGCGCAAACGATCGGCTTTACGACTGCCAGCAGCGACACCAATGCCACGCTGGCAACGCGGGTGGCATTCAATGGGTTGTATTTGCGCAGCACCAGCGCAACCAACTTGTTTGATGGCGGCGTCGATGGTGCCGTTTCGGGATTGCCGCAAATCTATGTGAATTGCACCAATTGCAAACTGTCGCAAAGCGCTGTGACCAATGCGGTGCCGCTGTTTTATCAGACCGGTCTGATGGATTATATCGGTTGCACGTTCACCAATTGCGGCCCTGCTGATCTGACCAACTACAGCGTCACGCGTCAGCATCACCGACTGCACCTCGGCACCACCTATACCACGACTTCGACCAGTGGGCCAATCGCGTCGATCTGGACGGCCATCGGCTGCACTTTCAACGGGTGCAATTTCCAGGACACCACCGCTGCCGCGCAACCATATCAGCAATCGCAGGATGGGTTGATCCACGCCAACAACAAGTGGTTCGGCATGCGCACGACGTCGAATTATTCCGGCGCTCGCCAGTGGACGAAGGGTATCGTGGTTGCCCAGTCAGTCTACGAATTGGTCACCGGCACAGTGCCGGCTTTGCAGGTCAGTGCTGATGGAATGTTGAATCCGGTCGCGAATGTGATCCGCAGGTTCAACACCATTGCCGGCGGCCGCACCAATTTCCTTTACAATGACATCGGCGCCGTTCCGACCGTTAAAACCGGGGTCAGCCAATATAATTTGGATTATCAATACAATATCAAACGCGATCCCTTCAATAACCCGACCGGCGGGCAAAGCGGCAATCGCACCGGCAACTGGATGACATCATTCGGGGTCGGCTGTTTTGGCAATCATGCGGTGGCTGGTGCCACCGGCAATGACACAGGGGGCAGCAGCTCAGCGCCCGGCCCGGATAGTTGGTTGGGCGAATTTACCGGTTTGGCCTCGACCAACAATGTTGCGGTAACGTTCACCACCGATGCCAGTTATCTTGGCACTGGCGCCGGCGGCGGAAATTACCTGCCCACAGGCACAGTCACCACGCTGCAAGGCAAAGTCGCGGCTGGCCGCCAACCCTATCCTTCGGACATCCACTCCACCGCGCGCAAAAACACCGGCACCGGATCTTGCGGCGCCTACGAGGTTGGCTGATCCGGTTTGATTTTTCAGCCATGATTGGTGGCGATGCCGATAATCATCACGACAACCCCCGATTGACACCCCGGAGGAACGAATGCCCGATACCGACAGCGAGCAACCCATCCCTCGGGCACCGATTACCAAGGACGATGCACGTCTGATCGCGCAGGAAGTGCTGGCGGAAATCAACGACAATTTCACCAAATACGTCGGTCGCGGCATTATCTCGATGTTCTGGAAAGCCATATTGTTGGCGGCGCTGATCATCGCGCTGTGGGGATGGGCGCATTTCAACGGCGTGATGCAACCTGGCGCGTCGCAGCACCCCGCAAACCACTGAGGCAACAATGGCAGCACTGCACAATGCCCCGGCGTTTTTCGCCGCGATCCGGCGCGTCACTGGCCCGTTGACAGAAACCCAGGCCGCGATCGCCAATGGGCTGCTCACCGCAGCCGTCGCGTGGCCGATCGGCTGGCTGGCCTATGGCTTTGCGACGGCATGGCACGAGGCGCGCCTCACGCCGCAGGATGAAATCGGGCACGGCCACGGGCGACCGTATGGCGTGCCGGGCAAGCACGGCGGCCAGATCCCGTTCGGGCGCGGCCTCGTGCAGATCACATGGGATACGAATTACGAATGGGCTGACCGCATCTGCGCGGCGGCGGGGCTGATCAAGCCCGGCGATCTGCTGGCGAATTTCGAGCTCGCCAATCGGCCTGACATTGCGACCCGCATTCTGATCACCGGCATGGAGACCGGGCATTTCACCGGTAAAAAGCTGACCGATTACATCACCATTCGCGGCACGCACGCCGATTTCGTGGCGGCGCGGCGCATCATCAACGGGCAGGACTGCGCTGAAAAGATCGCGATTTATGCGGATCAATTTCAAGACGCGGCTGATCTTGGGGGCTGGAAATGAGCGACGGCGTAACGATAAACCCCGCCACAACCACCGGCGGCCCAACTATCTACACCGAGACTGACGCCGCGACCGGCTTTCAAATGCAGGGCGTCAAGGTGCTGACCGGTGCCAAGGATGTCAACGGCGGCCCGGTCAGCGCGACAAACCCCTTCCCCGTTCAGCTGCAATCTGGCGCCAGCATCGTCGGATCGGTTCTGGGCCGCACCAGCAAGGTCGCGGTCACCCCGACCGTGACGGCGACCGCCGCGTATACCGCCGGCAACGAGGTCGGCGGCCTGATGACTTTCGCCAGCATTTTCGACGCGCAACAGTCGGGCATCCTGCAATCTGTCCGCATCCGATGCAAATCGGTCCAGACGGCTGGATTCAAGCTTTACCTGTTCACGGCCAACCCCACCAATTCGACCTGGACCGACAAATCCACGCCGGCGATCAATGCGGCCGACATCCCGGCGGTGGTCGGCCCGTTCAATCTGGTCACCGCCGACAGCGGTCTGGGCACCGAAACCACCTATGAGCTCGACGGGATCGGGGCGGCCATCCTGAGCTCGACCACCTCGCTTTATGGGGTGCTGGTGACGATCGGCACGCCGACTTTTGCCAGTACCAGCGATGTGACGGTCGAATTGACCGTGCTGAAGGATTGACCGCGTGCCGGTGCTGAACGGTCGCCGGGCGCTGCTCTCTGGCGGAAAGGTCTCGGGCTTCACGGTCAGTTCGCTCGGCTGGGACGTCAACCTGGCCAGCGCGCCGGGTGTGCTGCTGCCCATGCAAACCGTGCAATTCCTGCGCGCGGGCTACACCACGTCTGCAACGCCGACCTATTATCCCGAAAACATCGTGATCACGTCACGTGTTCGGCTGCCCTGGCCGAATATCTCGGTGCTGAACGGCGGCAGGTGCGCTCTGTCGGATTTCATCTATTCGACTGACCTGCCGATCGGCGGCGCGAACAACAGCGCGCTGACCTCTCCGCAGCCGATCGCGCAATGGGTGACGGTTGACCGCCAAGTGGTCGGCAACTCGTTGACCGTGGATCTGGTCGCATTTCACCGCAATGGCCGCAACGGCAGCCCGGTGGCATGCGTCACCGGCACCGCGACCGATGGCACCAACACCGCGACCGCATCGACCTCGACGCCGATCGTCCTGGGTGACGCGAACGATCTAAACGCGGTGATCGGCTATCGGCTGACCTTCAACCTGTCGTCGCTGAACAACAATGCGCTGATCACCGTCAACGCCAAGGTCTACCCTTGGATCGGCGGCTCCGGATCGATTCTGGACAGCTCCACGACCGGCGTGGCGGTGGACGGGCGCGGCTTTGGCCCGCGCGTCTATTACCGCAGCACCTCGCTGGCGAGCTCCCCGCCCTACGCCTATGTGAACGCAACGACGGGCAATGACAGCACCGGCGTTGTCTCGACCACAGCGACCACGGCATCGGCCAGCCCGTTCCTGACGCTGCAAGCGGCGATCAACAAGCTGCGCACCACCTATACCTACACGACCGGGTGCATCATCCGCATTCAGGCGTCGGGGGGCACCTTGGCGCTTGGATCGACCAGCGTCACCAGCGTGCAGAATCAAAATGGCGGCGAGCTGATCATTCAGAGCGACCCCGCCGGCTCGACGGCCACGATCAGCTACGGGACGGCGTTCAACACCTATAACCCCTATGTCCGCTGGCAGAATCTGAACATCACGCGGACCGCGAACGTCTTTTTTCCTTATGGCGCCTATTCGAGCACCAACGCGAAATGGACCTTCCAGAACGTCACCTATAACGGCGGCGGCTATTCGGCGGTGCTGACCGGCGCCAACATGGCGCTGAACCTGATCGGGGTCAGCTTCACCAATGCCTCGGCCAACATCCTGAACACCGCCTCGGCGACCCTCGGCCTGCTGATGGTGCGCGGGTGCAGCACCTCAATCACGATGCCGACGGTCGAAGCGTTCAACATGGTCGGCTGCACCTTCACCAACGGGATGATCCGATCGTCTGGCTCGACGCGCAGCCCGGCGGGCACGGTGATCGCCTTCAACAAGTTCATGAACCTGTCCGGCACGAGCGTCGCGTTCGGATTCGGCACATCGAACGAGGTGACCGCGCTGGGCGGGACCAACCCGATGACGATCACCGGCATCGCAATCGTGCAGAACATCTTCGAGAAGGCCGACACATCGAATGCGGCTTCCTTCCGCCCGTCCGGCGATAGCGACCAGTTCACGCTGGTCCATCTGGTCGTCTGGAACAATACCTTCACCGGCATCTTCGGCGGCGGCGGCCTGGGGCGCATGAATTGCCTCTATGACGATCAGGCAAACACCACCGTCCGCTATCACACGCTGCATTCGTTCCGGGGCAACATCCACTCGCAGATCAACACCAAATCAGACGTCTTCGTATCGGCGAACGGCAACGGCACACCAGACCCGACCGACGGGCCATCGCATGTCGGCAACTGGCCCTATAAATTCGGCGTCGGCTGCTATGGCGAGTTTTCGCAATGGGTTGGCGATGACGGCTATCCGTGGGCGCTCGGGTCATCGTTTTCGCAGGACTATCCCGGCCTGCTGAACAACCTCGGCCAGAGCGAGACGGTGCGCAACGATCCGCTGTTCACCGCCTATGCCGGAACCACCAGCACCGGCACCACGCCGGTCGCCGGCACGGGCAACGGCACCTATACCTTGAACAGCGGCAGTCCATGTATCGGGGTTATCCCATCGTCGGCCTTTGAAGCGCTGCCCTATGACTTGGCCGGCACAGCGCGCACGCGCGGCGCGATCGGGGCCTATGCCTGATACTACCTGACTGCCGCTGATCAGTCGGCTGCCGGGAAATTCGTCACAGCACAGTCCCGCTGGTGACTTTTTTGGCCCAACAAACGGAAAATTCGATATGTCTGACACGCCTTCCCCGGCGCGGAATTTTCTGCGTCAGGCGCTGACCGGCGCCGATAACCGCACCATCGCGATCGGCCGCCTGATCGGATTCATGATCGCGCTGGTCCTGCTGTTCGTGCTGCCGCTGTGGGCGGCTTGCGCGATCGATTGGGCAAAGGATGAGACCGCGCGCAAATCGCAAACGGACGGCTGGCACCTGCTGTTCGAAATGCTGGCGATCTACGTGCCGGCGGTCACCGGCTCGGTCACCGCGGTCATTCGCTGGACCAATTCAACCGAACCGCTGCCCACGATGTCGGATGCAGGAGACAAACCCAATGGCTGATCCCACCATCGATCTCGGTTCGCCGACGATCATCACCTCGCTGTGGTCGTTCAAGCTGGAAAAGGACGCGCCGGCCGGCGCCAGTCCCGATCACCTGGTCATGCATGCCGGCCGCGACAATATCCACGCCAGCTTGAAAGCCGCGCTGTCGGCCACCCGGTCCAGCCTGGTGATGAACATGTACGGGATGGACGATCCCGAACTGTGGGCGATCGTGTGGGGCCTGATCGAGCATCCCGGAATTCTGGTGCAGATCACGCTCGATAAAAGCCAGGCTGGCGGCCCGACCGAAAAGCGCATCCTGGACTCTTCGCGCGGCCGAAATCTCGCCGCGTTCAACAGCCACATCGCCATCGGCCAAAGCGCCACGCATCAGATCAGTCACACCAAAGGCGGTGTGATCGACGGGGTGCTGGCGTGGCACGGCAGCGTCAATTGGTCGGCCAGCGGCGAAGGCACGTTCGTATCGGCCACCGGGCCCGGCGGCGTGGGCTACAAAGCGCAGAACAACACGCTCGCCTGGTTCACCGACGGGCCGAACCTCAACGGCTTTCGCGACGAGCTGCAGCGCGAACACGCCGCCGCCATGGCTCAGGCCGCAAAGGCCGCATCTGCTGCATGACCGGCGTTCTGATTCTGGCCACCGGCATTCTGATCGGCTTGTGCATATCAGCCACCGATTCAAGCCCGCGATATCGCGGCGGCTGGCAACCCAAAGCGCCGCCGCCCGGCGCGCCGACCCGGCCGCCGCCGATCAGCGGCGGCAATGGGCGTCGGCTTTAATCCAACCGCATAGATCACCCGAAACCCAAGTTGCTTTGAATAATCGAAAGGCGCCAGAATGAGCACGACAAACACAATCTCCTGCAATTTGGGGGCATGGACCCAGGTATCGTCTGGATCGGCCTCGGTTTCGGTGCAGGGGCCACCATTTTCCTACCGGGTCGCTGTCGCTGCCAGCGCGCCATCGTCCACATCGAACGGCATTGTGGTGTCCGAACCGGACGGCATCGCCAATTTTACCGGCTTGGCCTCCACCGACTGCGTCTGGGTCGTTCCGATCGGCCAAAGCGTAATGTCCGTTTCGGTCATCGCGTCTTAACACAAGGGGGCTTTGGACATGCTCAATTTCGGTTCCAGCTTTCGACCGACCAACGTCATCACCTTCACTTCATCGGGCACTTACACGCCGACGCCGGGGATGCAGAAGGTCGACATCTACGTGTTCGGCGGCGGCGGCGGTGGTGGCGGCGGCGCTCTGGTCGCGACCTCGACGGCCGCATCTGGCGCGGGCGGCGGCGGCGGAGCGGGCTGGCAACAGGGTAGTTTCCCCGCTTCTGCAATCGGCGCCTCCCAAACGGTGCTGGTCGCCGCTGGGGGCACTTCGGGGGCCGCAGCTACAGCTTCGTCGACTGCTGGGGGAACCGGGGGCAACGGCGGCGCGTCGTCCGTCGGCACGTTGATCTACGGAGGCGGCGGCGGCGGCGGCGCAGGCGGTCAGATCGGTACGGCGTCGGGCGGCGGCGGCGGCGGAGCGGGCGCGAACATGATCTACAACGGCTCAGCCGGCACTGGGGCTGCTGGCGGCTCAGCAGCAAACTTCGCCGCTGCCGGCGGTTATGGTGCGATAGGCGCGGCAGCCACAGTGCCTGGCGCAGGCCCGGGCGGTGCTGGCGGAGGAGCAACGGGCGCGGCCTTTCAAGGCGGAAACGGATTGTTGGGCTGCACCGGAGGGGGGTCTGGTGGGGGTTTTACAGCCTCCAATGGCACCAACAACGGTGGCAGCGGTGGGATCAACAATATCCAAACCCAAGCCATCGGCGGCGCCGGAGCGGGCGCAAACGGAACTTCGGCTTCGTCGACGAACAGAGGGTTTCAGCAACAATGCGGGACCGGCGGGGCGGGCGGCGCTTCGGGAATTTCCACCGGATATAACGGCGGCAACGGCGGGAACTATGGCGCGGGCGGCGGCGGCGGCGGTTCCTCGCAGAACGGCGGCACGGCCGGCGCTGGCGGCGCGGGCGCGCCCGGCATCGTCGTCATCGTCGAATACTTCTGAGGAGACCCCGAATGAACCCTGTCCGCTGCATCCAGGTGCTCGATGGCATGATCATCAACACCGTCATCGCCGATCCGACTGCCTTTCAGCCCAATGACGGCTCCGAATTGATCGCATCGCCCACCGGCGAAATCGGCGACAGTTATGCGAATGGCGTCGTCGTGCCGGCTGCTCAATCATCCTGACCGCAACACCTCCTGCCACCAACCAAGCCCGGGAATCCTCCCGGCAACATCGAAAGGAAAGACCATGTCCATCAAATCCACCATCGACACCGCCGAAACCGACGCGAAGGCAGACGTCGCCAAGGTCGAAGGGACCGCGACCACCTGGGCCGATTTCATCAAGGCGCACGCGATCGCCGCCGCCTCGATCTCGTCGTTCCTGCTCGGGTTCGCCGCGCGCGGCCTGATCTGACACCCCGCGCGCGCTGGCTCCGGCTGGCGCGCGTAAACCACGGAGGCAGCCGATGCTCACCGCGATAATCTCCGCAATCAAGCTGTGGTCGATCTGGGGCCGCCTGAGCGCGTTTTTCGACGCGGTGGCCGGATGGGTGTCGCGCAACCCGCTTGCGGCTTTGGCTGCGGCGCTGGGGCTTGCTGTGGCCGCCCTGCTCTGGCTGCACCACCACGACCTTGCCGACATCGCCAAGGCGCGCGCCGATCAGGCCCAGGCCGAAGCTGCCCTCAAAACCGAGCAGGCCAGCAACGCGCGCCTGCAAGCCGCGATCACCGCGCAGAACACCGCCGTGGCGTCGCTGGGAGCCGCCAGCGCGCAAGCGCAGGCGAAGGGCGCTAAGGCCGACGCAGATGCCCTGACGCGCTCGGCGAAGCGCGCGGGCGAGGCGCAGACGATCGTGGTGCCGCCGGCGGTCACCGGCAAGCCCGGCTGCCCGACGCCCGCCGACGTCATGGCCGTGCAGGGGGATTTGTGATGCGAACCTGTAAGCTATCGTTTCAAGTTGCCGGCGCCCTTGCGTTGGCCGCGTGCGCGCAGACTCCGCCGCCGGCGATCAACGACAAGGTGGTGACGGTCAAGGTGCCCGTCGCGGTGGCTTGCGTCGATCCGAGCAAGATCCCCGCGCCGGTGCCGCGCTCTCAACTGAGCGGCGACGCGCAGCATGATGTCAGCGTGCTGGCGCGCACCGACCTGGCGCTGCGCAGCGCTGTGGACCAGCTGATGGCGCTGGTGGGGCCGTGCACCGTCACGCCCGGCATTGCTAACGAAACGGCGCCGCATTGATCGTCGCATCGAGCCGCTGCCCTTGCTGCGATCCTTTTGCCCGCCCGCTGCTATAATGACTGCCTTACAAACGGCTTGATTCCGGCAGCGATTTCCAACAATACCCGTTGTAAGCGTTGAACCCCTGAGGGAAATGACCATATTGGCACTGAAAGTAGGGGTTTTTACGATGTCAGCCGCGTTATGGCGGGTGAGTCGTTAACCGGAAATTCAAGCCTTGAATGTCACTTTCGAGAGCATGTGTCGTTCGACCTTTTTATGAACATCAATCCCACAGAGAGCATGGCCATGTCCGCAGAAACGCACAACAGGCTGGGCCGCAATCACAAGGCAACGCCCCCCCACCCAGATTACAATGACGAGATCACCGATGATCAGATCGCGGCGATTCGTCATCTCGCTGATCCGGACGGACAGAGGGCTGCAAAACGCGTGGTGCTATACCCGCAGGTCGTATGACCTTCTCATTCTTCCCGATATCAACCCTGCCGGCACCTTACGACATCGTTTGGTGCCGGTTTCCATATGACGATAGCCTCGGTACGCCCGGCCCAAAACCACGGCCAGCTATCGTACTCAACGTAGCCGTCGATGCTGAAGCAGGTGAAGGCGAAGTCCAAGTCGTTTACGGAACAACCAAGACAAAAGCACTGCGTCGTCCGCGTGATTTTTTTGTGACGAACGTATCAGAGATGGATGCATGCGGGCTTGATAAGGCCACACGGTTCGATCTCGACAAAATGACTTGGATACCTTGGGCGAATGAATGGTTCGCCACTCTTCCCCGATATGGATCACCGGTAATTGGTAAATTGACGCAACATGGCCAGCGCCTGTTGCAAATCGAACTCAGCCACCGGCAGGCAAAAAATTTGCGTGAAATCGAGGGTCGCGAATAAGATCGCTCCTTCAACTCCCGTGAGGTCTCGCCAGCTCCGGCAACACCTCAGTCTCGATCAGCTTTCGCAAATCCAAAAACGCGCTGTAGGCATCGGGCTTCAAATGCGCACCGTGTTCGCATCTGGTGCCCTCGGGAAAGTCTCGCAACCGATGGTAAAGCGATTCGAGCCGGTCGTGCAGTTCGATCCGGTCCATCACTGATCACCTCACTCTTGATCGACTTTTGATCGTTGCCCCTGCCCTTGCGTGTCTTTTGCGTGAAACTCGCGCAAAAAGCGGGTTTGTTCTTCTATTGTTCTCAATGCGGTAATGGCAAAAACCGCAGAAATCCGCCAAAAAATCATGCAAGCTGTGCGTTGACATCGTAGGGGTCGCAAGTTCAATCCTTGCTACGCCCACCATCGTTTAAAAGGCCGCTGCCCCAAGGGGTTAGCGGCTTTTTTCTTATGCGCGCAAGACTGTTACATTGGCGTCCTTTTGCGTGAGTTTTGCGTGAAGTGCCGGGCCGGCGGCCTTGGTCAGGTCGGCGACGATATCGTTGATGCCGTCGCGCACCGTGGCCAGATAGCCCGGATCAAAGATCGCGTAGCGGCTGCTGGTCTTGCTGATCACGCGGTGGCCCAGCGCCATTTCGAGCTGCACCAGGTCAACGCCGCGGTTGGCCAAGATCGTGGCCATGCTGTGGCGAATAAGCTTTGGGCCCCACCCGTCGGGGATGCCCAGCTGCGCGCGGGCGCTGGTCCAGCCTGACCGAATGCCATCGACCGGGGTTTGCGTAGTGATCTCAACCTTGCGCCGATCGTCATAGCGGGTCGATTCGCGGCAGACGAACCATTCATCGGTCGCGTGCAGCCAATTGGCCAGCAGCGGCACCACGGGCACGATCGGGCGCACCTTCTTGGTCTGGATCCGGCCGGCTGGGTTCAACGCAAACAGGCCGTGATCGCGCAGCCATTGCTCGCGCGCCGGCGCCACGCTCATGTCCAGGATCGCATCAGGCCGGGCCAGCGTGCAGATCGCGGCGATCAGGTAGCGGCGCAGTGGCATCAGGATCGCGCCGTGGCCGGCGTAGCGCCCTGCCCCGCGCAAACTGTAATCCAGCAGCTCGGCAATCGATTCGACCGACAGGCGATAGGTGCGCTGCGGCGTGACCTGGTCGCGCGTCTTGTGGGCCAGCGGAGGCACGTATTTGGTGCGGCGGGCGCGCCATGCGTGATTCAGCGCGGCTTTGAGCTGGATCACGCTCTCTTCGACGGTGCTGGCGCTGCGCGGGCGCGATTGGCCGGCGATCCAGTTGCCGGCGGCGTCCTTTTTGCGCGCGACGATTGGATCAGCGATCGCCCAGGCACGAAACCGGTCCAGCAGGCGGTCATCGATATGGTCGGGCAGTAACTGGTCGGGGATGCGGCCGGCCGCTTCTTCGATGTCCAGAAACCGCACCAGCAGCTTGATGCGCGCCTTGATCGGGTCTGCACTGGGCAGATGGCGGCCGTGTTCCTGCCAATAGTCGTTCAGCGCCGCGTGGACGGTATAAACGTCCTGTTCGGCTGGGGTTGCGCGGTGCGTCGCCAGGTAATGCTGATCGAGCGCGTCGCAGGCTACGCGAACGTCTGCCGTGCGCGTGCTTTTGCGCTGTTGTCGGCCGGCGGCGGCATCATACCACCAGATGTACCACCGATCGCTGGCGGGTCGGCCGTCGCCGCCGCGGACGAGGTCAAGCCAGAACGGGCCCCGCTGATAGACGCCACCCTTGATTGCCGACATTGTGCCTGTTCCCTTAGCGCGACAGCTTTCGCTGATGACAGTTGTTCGATCATGCCGATTCGGGCCAGCACTTCCAGTTCATCACCGGTCAGCTTGATGCCCTTGCCGGTGACGATCGCTCGCGACAGCTTGCGATCGAGCCGGACCAAAGTGTCGGGGGATTCGGTCATCGCGCGGCCATCCTCTTGCGCTTTGGCTGATGCTGTCGGGTAATGGAGACGGTCTTTCCGAGCATCGACGGACTGAAAATCACGCTATCGCCTTTCACGCTATAATCGACGCCCTTGGTCAGCGGTTGGCCATTGCAAGACACGGTGATCTCCGGCGACGGCTGATGGAATTCGTTCCACCATTGTGCGACAGCGCGCGCGACGATCATTCGGTGCATCATCGCGCTGCCCTCCACAAAATCGGTTGCTGATCGGCTGGGATACGGTGCGCGCCGCGCGCCAGCGGGTGTTTCGGCGCGCCAGCGGCGGTTTTGCCCCAGCACCACAGATCGGGGTATGGCCCCTCGCCGAACTGGATTTCTTCAACCACGTGTTCGATCCAGTCTTGGTCGCGGGCGATCGCGCCCCAGCAGACAAAGACCTGGCGAGCGTGCTTGGCCTCGATGCGCAGCACGTCGAGGTTGGTGTAATAGAGTTCGTCGCGCGCGCTCCAGTTCACCCCGCCGTTGATTTCGTCAACGATACGATAGACGTCGTGCGGATCGGCGCTGCACCATGGGTAGAGATTGACCGCGACATAGCCTCCGAATCCATAGAGCGCGAACCAACGGTTCCACCATCGGCTGGTCGGATCATCCTTTGTGCCGTCAGCAGCGGACGGGTTGTGGCCGATGACGCACGCGATCGGACCCGGCGCCCATTTGCGATAGAGGCGCAGGCGGTTGCGACCGTGAAAATCAGCGCGGCGTTCGGTGACCGGCTGGCCAAACAGGTCAAGGGGGTCAGTCATTTTCGGCCCCCAGCGCCCCGATCAGCACCAGCGGATCACCGGGTTGCATCGGCGGGTATGGCGTCTGCCATGCTGACAGCGCGCTGATGGCGGCCAGGGCGATGAATAGCGCGCGGGTCATGCGTCACCGCCTTTCGAGGCTGCGATAACGCCGCGAACAGAGGGCAAGATGGGTTCGCGGTTCAACGCGGTAATTGCCTGTTGGTCCAAAGGGGAGCGCGCCCAATCAAACTTCGGAAGGGCAAATTCGGCAATGTCAGCGTACCGGCTGCAAGCCTCCACCAGCCCCGCATTGACCGCCCGCAGCCGCGCGCGCTTGTCGGTGTCAATCATGACTTCACCTCGTCGGTTTTGGCGAACACCACGCGCGCCGACCATGCGTCGGCGCCGCGCGAATGCTGGGGGAACTTGTGGCGATCGAGCGCGGCGCTGAGCGCGCGGTAACAGCCCGGCGGTCCGCCTCTGTTTGGCGCGTTGTGGCTGGCGGGATCCGGGTAGAGCTTTTCGGCCAGTTGATCGAAGCGCATCGAGCCGCCGGCGGCGACCAGCGCGGCCTGAATGCGGTCTTTGATCGGCAGCTTGCGCGCGCGATAGCTGGGGTGCCAAGCGCGGGTCATGCGGCATTTGCCGGATAATCATCGGCGCGTTCAAGCCGGCGGCGACACGGCGCGATCCAGTCGAAGCGCGTCCCCTCTTCGCCCATGATCCACACCAGCCACGCATAGGCCGTCGCGGTCGATCCTTCGGGCGCCAACCGGCCCTTGTGCATCACGACGCGTTCGGTGAATTGCAGCACATGGGTCGGGGGGTTCTTGGCAAACAGCCGCTCGTAACGCCCCTGCCCTTCCAAAAACGCTGCGCGCACGATCATGGCGACGCCGCACTCGCTGGTAAGGAACGCGCGCTCGATGAACTGCTCGGCCAGCTTGAACGGCGGATTGGTGATGGTCCAATCGACAGGCCGGGGCGGCGGCCCAAACAGATAATCTTGGACCAAGTAGCCCGCGCCATAATCATGCACGTCGCTGGCGATCACGCACCCGAAATACTCGGCCAGCGGCTTGACCATGTGGCCGCGATTCGCTGCCGGTTCGCGCGCGGTCATGTCGTTCCAATCTTCCGGCTCGACGCACCAGTTTGCGCGCAGCCATTCGCACAACGCGCGGGTGGCCCAAGGCGGCGTAGGAAAATCGTCCAAGCTGTCGTGCGGCTCGACGCGGCGCTGCATGACGGCGGTGCTACGGTTCTGGGTCATGATCCGACCAACTCCCTGAAAAGGATCGGCTGGGTCGATCCATCGCCATAGACCGTATCGAGCCACAGATCGGCGCGCGGTTCATCACCATCCCAGCGGTCCGGGAAAGTGCCGGCGGCGATCAGTTCGCGAATGCGGGCCTCTTCTTCGGGGTTGATCAGGTCGACTTGCGCGCGCGCTTGAATATCGAGAATGCGCTCCAATGCCTCGCTGCGCGCTTCAAGCGTCAATGGCCCCATGCGCTGGGGGTTTTTGCCGATGCTGCCATCCTTCAGCCGCTCCACGCCGCGCTTGCGCAGGCGCTGCTTCGGCTGGCGCATCCAGCGATAGATCGGCTTCAATTCCAAAAGCGGCGCCAGATGCGCCCAGGCCGGCATCGCGATGATGTTTTCCAGCGCGGTGTCGCGTTGCGCGAGCGGGCAGCCGATGCAGCCGGTGCGCGCGTTGATCTCAGTCGCATCGTCGCCGCCATAGGCATCGGCAAGGATTTGCGTCGGCCACCCGCCGAATTCTGGCATCGGCGCGTAGACCTTCAGCCAATCCCAGATCCAGCACACCCGCCAATGCAGCAGCGGCGCGAGTGTGGCGATCCGGCCCTTGACGCCCTTCGCTTCGGGCAAGATTTGCTGATACCAACCCTGGCCGCACTCGGCGCCGTCTTTTGAGCATGACATGGCGATGCGGCCGTCGCGGATCGCGCTTTCGCCTTGGCGCACACCGGTGAGCATCAGCGCGGTGCCGGGCAAAGCGGCCATGGCGTCGATAAGCGCGCTGGCCATCGGCTCGACTTTGATCTGGCGGGTGCACCAACGCAGCGTGTTGTTGTTCGGCGGCGGCACACCACGGCCCAAGATGTAGACCATGAACCGCTTGTCGAGCGGCGCGCGCACGATGTGCAGCCGGATCCAGTTGATGCCGCGCAGCATGGCCATGATCTGTTCGGCGCTGCGCTGGATCGGCGGCAATTCCTGCCGCGTGTCGGCATAGAAGACGTGCAACACCTCCGGCTGGGGCAACAAGCCGGCCTGAATCAGATGAACCACGATCGTCAGCAGCGCGGTGCTGTCTTTGCCGCCGGACCAGGCCAAAGCATAGTGCTGGTGGTTGCCCCAATAGGCGCGAAGTGACTGCAATGTCAGTTCGACGCCTTCGGCATGCACTGCCTGAATGCTGATATCGCTCATGCCAGCCCTGCCCGGCGCAGCCAGTCGGCCAGCTTCGCCTCGACCTGCGCGCGCGCGTCTTCGACGGTCTTTGCGGTGCGCCAAATGGCGGTGTGGTGATCCAAATCGAAAAACCAAGCCGGCTGGGATTTGTGGCCGCCACGTTCCAATACGCGGCCGACCGGAACCTCGCCCAGATAGAGCAATTCGAGGCTGCACCACGGGCGCCAGGCAATGTTCGCCGGCAGGGTGACTGGGCGGGCGGTCACGCCAGCACCCGCGCGATGTGGTTGGCGTACACCCCGACCGCTTTCCAATAGAGGGCCATGGGCGCCTTATGGGTGGCCCAACACTTGGCCGCGCGGCCCCTCGCATCGTCCCTGATCGCCAACAGGACGGCACGCACCCGTTGGCGTTCGGCTGGGGTCAGTTCGACCAATGCAAGTTTGGCCGCCTGCAAGCCGAGGATGGGGTTGCGCACCTCGCGGCGCGCCGAACGGTCGCTCATCTCCGCTGCGCCTCCTTCATCGCCTGTTCGACCTGAGCGATGGCCAGCACGGTCGGTTTCAGTTCGGCTGGGGCATCGTCATAGGCAATGCGCCGGCGCCAGCGGCCGCCGTTGAGCCGGGGCAGCAGGTTGCGCGGGATCAGAATCCAGTTTGACGGGTCGGTATTGAGCGGGTTGCTGTCCAGGCATTTGAGCGCGTGGCCCTCGGGCAATGGCCCGTTGACCGCTTCCCAATTGATCAAGTGCACCGCGCGCCAACGCTTGTGGAACGGCATGTCATCGTTGATCTTGCGTTCGAGATAGCCGTCGATGATGCGTTCGGACCCGATCGGTTTGTAATTGCGCGATGCCTTGCCGCTGCGCTGGCCCTTGCGAAACTGCGTGGCACGGGCATTGGGGTGTTTCCCGCCGCGACCCTCTTCGCATTTCACGCCCTTGTTGTGCGGCAGCTGACCGCGCGCGAATTGACCGGTGCGGCCGGTGCGCCAACCTTTGCGCTTGCGCAGGGCGTGGAGGTGGCCCGCAGTGACATCGGCGCGATCAAACCGGGCGACGAACGCCGCGTGATAGTCGGCGATCGGCATGGTGTGGTGTTCGAACAACCAGGCCATCTGCTGTTCGGTGTAGATGATCGCGCGGCCCTTCATGCCGGCACCCGCTTGCGTGCAGCGGTCAGCCAGTTGCCGATCGCCTGGCCGATGCCTTGGGTCGATGATGCGCTGATGCCGGCCAAGACAAATCGGCTGGCATCAGACTTGGTGTTGAACCGCGCGCCGAATTGCGTGAACAGCCTAGCACACAGCAGCCTCATTTGGGCATCATAGCGGCGGTGATAGGCCATCGGGTCATCGCCCAATGTGCCGGCACACCGGCGCGCGTCGGCGTACTGGGCTTCAACCTGGCGAATGATATCGGCCAGCGGCTGGTTCATTGGTCGCCGCCCCCGATCAAGCGCGGCTGGGCCGGCGCGGCGATCGGCGCGATCTGCGCGACCATGCCCTTGAACCGATCGCCATGCTGCGCCAGCACGGTGACTGCCTCCAGCTGCACTTGCGAGCTGTGGATGATCTGTTCGGCGATCTGCACCACCGCCTTGGCGCGCTGGCACTCGGCCTCGATATCCTCGGGCGTCTTGCAATCCTCTGACAGGCGATCGAGCTGCGCGAACAGGTGGTTGTTCAAATCGTTGAGCGTGCTGGTCATGACTGATCCTCGATCGGCTGAAATGGGAAAGCGCCCTGCCCGGCCCGATGCGCGCCGGTCATTCCACCACCTCGAAATTCCGGGTGCGGTAATTGGTGCGAGCGACTTCGGCCTCGATCTGGGCGAGCGTCATCACCTCGGTCTTGACCGTGCGACCGCCGCCGGGGGTGACCACGAAGAATTCAACGCGGTAACGGGTGTTGGGGTTTGCGCGGCGGGTCATGCTGTGGTGGTTTCCATGGTGGCGATCACGTCGGCGATGGTGCGCCATTGTTCGAGCGTGGTGTCGCTGATGCGGATATCGAGCTGGTCTTCCAGCTCCATGGCGATGCATTGACGGTCCAGGCCATCGAGGCCCAGATCATCGATCAAAGTGGCCGCTTCGAACGGCTGGTCGCAGATGGTGACGTCCGCGATGACCGCGCGCAGGGTTTCCAGCGGATCAGGCATCGGCGTTCACGAACATCGCGTCGCCGAACAATTCGATCCATTGCGGCTGGTCGACCGGGTTCAGATCGCCGTTGACGATCAACGCGATGGTCGCCGCGATCCGGGCCAGCGCATCATCGTCGCCAGTCGCAACGATCTGGGCGCCAAACACCCGTGCATAATAGTGATCGACCGGCATGATGTGGCCCTGGACGATCGAGCCGCGCGGCGCGCGCGGATCCATGGCCATCACCCACAACTCGTGCGTGGCGCCGGGCACCTTGATTTCGACCAAGTCATGCTGGTGGGCCGGGCGCAGGTGCAGCAACGCGACATGGCAACTGTGCACCGCGTGATGGGCGCCCGGCGCCGACACGATCCAATCGCCGATCACCGCGTCGTGCTGCGGTTTGATGCGGTGGCGCGCCAGCGCCGCGGCGCGGTTGCAAGCCCATGCGGCACCGTGCGTGCCAGCGTGGTCGGCTGGGGGCATGTTATCGAGCATCGAGCACGCTCCTGACTTGGTGATAGAATTCGATGAACCGCCGGGCCGCTTCGTCGGCTGGCCACGGATCGATGACGAAATCGAATGGTTCGATGCCGCTGATCGCCCGCCACTTGTCGAAATTGGCGTGAGGCATCAGATCGCGCTTTTCGGTCGCCAGCATCCGCAGGTCATAGCGTTTGACCAGGGCATGGTGATTGTGCCCCACTTCAAAGCGCGCATCGATGGCGTGCGCGCTCCGCTTGATCAGCGCGCGCAGTTCGGCTGGCAAAAGCGATTTGGCTGGGCTGGGAAAATCGCCCCACACCACCTCGTCGCTTTCATGCATCAGGCCCTGATAGATCGCCGGCCACGAATGACCTTCGCGCGCCATCTGCCGCGCCAGCAACACGCAATGCTGCGCCACGAAATAGAGCATGCGCCGGCCCGGCACGCGGTTGGGACCGACAGCTTCGCGCGTCTGGCCGGAAAAGCGCGGACGCAGCAAACCCCAGGCATAATCCTCGATCGTCATCGCCGCTGCATCGGGGGTGACGAAATCGAAATAGGCGCCATCGCCCAGCATGATCGTCGGGCCGCTGATCCGGCGTGCGGCTGGTGCGGCCTGATCAGGCATGGGGCACCGCCGGCAGACCGTTGTGCTCGACGCCGTCCAGCAGGCGGCCGGCGCGCGCTTTGCCGACGGCGCTCAACAACGTAACGCTGCGTCCATGGCCGGCGTATGCCCGCCTTGGATTTATCATCTCGATCGCGCCACACGCACAATCACGAGCCCCATCAGCGATCGGGATCGTATAACTATCCGGCGCCCACTCTCCCCACTGCTTAAAATGAAACGGCACGCCAGCGGCGGCGCACTGGTCGCGCAGCGATCGAGCCCAGTCCGGGTGCATCGGTCGGGCGCCGGGGCCGCTTTCGCCGCCGACGATTACCCAGTCGATAGTTGGGTCAAACGCCCAATTTCCATCAGCGGACGGAATTGAATACCGCCATGATGCGTCAGATGGGCAATTTTGGCACCGATATTCCGGTTCGCCACCGCAGCAGGCACCGGTTGGGTCAAGCCATTGCAACAAATCGATTTCGCCCAGCAGTGGTTCGCATGACAGGAACCGCACCCATGCCGGCGTAGCCAGCAAGTCGGGGATTCGTTCTTCGGCGCGCTGCTGGTCCTCGACGCTGACACCAAGCCAGACATTCGGGAGCGGCCACCATGCAGCGCCTGGCCGAATGTGCGGCAGCGGCACCACCACGAGTTTGTCGCCGCGCTCACGCCTGATCTTGATTGCCGCGTCGGCGATGCGACCTACCGCCCCGGCCATGTATTCCCGCATCCGCGCGCTGCGCTTGGTCAGGATCATGTGCGTGTGGTGCGGGGTCAGCGCGCAGACCGCAAAAACCCGGTCGATCCATGCGTCGGGCACCGCCAGGTGAAACAGATCGCCGTGCGCGTTCCAGAAAATCCGGCGCGGGCGTTTCCATGCCAGCGGTTGCATCAGCGCCGGCTCGTGCAAGCGCACGCGGCCGCTCCACACCGGTCCGGCTTTGGTGTCGATCGTCAATCCTTCGCGGGTCGGGTGGTGCTTCAACCGCGTGCCGGCAAGGCGCATGGCGTAGCAGTTCGTGCAGCCCGGCGAGACCACCGAGCAACCGTTGATGGCGTTGACCGTGGCATCGGCCCATTCGATTTTGGTGTTGTCGGACATCGCTCAGGCCTCCCAATCGGCGGCCAGCAGCGCATCGAGCGGCTGGGGATCAGGGTCGCTGGCCGTGATCTGGTCAGGCGGGGACAGCTCGCGCAGGTATTGCTGAGCGGCGTCCAGGGCGCGCATGGTCGCATTCAGCTTGCCAACGACCACGCCAAGGTAAACGTGGTCCAGATCGGGCAAATCAGCGACTTGCGCGATCGGGATTAACGCGCCGACAGCGCCAACCAATTCGGCGAGCATGGCGTTGGCGCGATCACGATCCTGTTCGGCGATCGAGGCTTTGCTGGCCAGCTCGTCGGCGGCGGCGCGCTGCGCGGCCAGCGTGGTGTCTGCCTGCATCTGATGCCAGATCAACGCCGCCTGCGCGGCGGTTTTGGCGCCGATGGAACGCATCAAGTTGGCGCGGTGGATTTCGACCGTGCGACGGCTGATGCCGAAAGCGTGCGCGATCTGCTTGTTTTGCTGACCAGCAGCCAGCAGTTCGAGCACCTGGCGCTGGCGCTGCGGCAATTCGTCCAGGGTCATGATTGGCGCTTTCGATGTCGGTTCAATCGGCGATTTCGTATTCGGCGATGTCGAACGGATGGGCCGGCCGACTGATCGACCAGCGCGTGGGCGGCCGACCATCGGCGGCTGGCCAAGAACCGCTGGCGTGGCTGGTCCAGCCATTGACCAAGCGGACGTGGACGCGGCGATATCCGGTGATTTCGCCGGTTTCTGGGTGGACGATGGCGCAATCGTCCGGGCAGCGGCCGGGATTGGGGCGCATGTCATTGCCCGGCGCCCTGCAGTGTCAGCAGCTTGCTGACCTCATGACGCATGGCAAATGCATCGTCGCGCTCGCCGCGTTCGAAACACTGCGCCTCGACCTCGTGCCCCTTGCCGCGCAGGCGTTCGGCGCAATTGAGGCGTGCGGCGGCCATGATGTGCGCCGGCGCCGAGACAGGCGGCAACGGCGGGATCGGGCCGTGGGCGCTCATTGCGTTGCGCCAATCTTGGAGGAACGCGCGTCCATTTGCCGCCGGCGCCGGGCGATCTCACGCTTGTGCTCGTGCGGATGGCCGGTGCGGCGGTTGATGCCGGCGGGAATGATTGAATCGCGGCCACGGGCATAGGCGCGCGGGCCAGGGCCAACAATGGACGGTGAAACCCGCAAAGCTGCGGCGGCGGCATCGGCGGCGGAAAGCGCAAGGCCGGCAAAGCTCATCGGCAAAAACAATTTTCTCATGATGGTCTTTCAAGACAAGGGTGCGATGGGACCAAAAGCGCTTATGACTGGCGCCCGAACAAACGGCGCCAGAACGACGCGCTGCGGCGGCGCTGCTGCTGGGCAAGCCATTCGCGCATGGGGATTGGGCGCGGTACCGGCGGGTGCGCCGATCCTTCGCGGGATGAACCGGAAACGCGGGCTGCGGTCATTGCGGACCTCCGAGGGCGTAAGTTGTCCAGAAAATGAGCGCGACGGCGAAAGCGATCAGCAGGCCCATGCCGATGATGCCAGCAACCGATGCGCAGACCAGGCCGGCATCGCGAGAGTCGGCCATGACGCGGCGGATGGCGTTCATGACCGGCCCTCCGCCTTGGCAATGGCGGCACGGGCGGCGATGATCGCGGGGATCAGATCACCGCAGCCCGGAATATGACCGAGCAGCGCGGGGAGCTCACCGTCGGTAACGTTGGGCGATACCAGCGCGGCAACTATCTGGGTCGCCGCAGCCAGCAAGTCGGGCGCTGCGGCGGCCAATACGCCATCAGGCCGATTGAATGACCCAAGCGGGCCGCATTGGACGCTGATTTTTACGCGGTCCAGCCCGTGTTCGGGCGAGATGACGTGATCGCGGATAGACCATGGCGGGGGTGTGCGCTGAGCGTTTGCCCGCACATCATCGATTGATTGCAGCCGGGTCATGACGTGATCACCCGGGCGAGGCCCTTCAGCGTGTCGGGGCTGATGCCGATATCGGCAAAAGCGGCCAGCATGCGGCCCTTTGCTTCAAAGTGGTGGGTCCGGTTGCCGCCGACGGTGCGGTAATGTTCGCCCACGGCGGCAATGATCGCCTCTGCCAACGGCGAAAGCGTCGCGGCTGGGCGCGATGGCGCCGGTGGCGTCGAAATGGATCGAGCGGGTTGCATCGGGTCACCTCCATCGCCGCGATTGCGGTGATGGGGTGAGATTACGATTACCGTAAAATTACGTCAAGCCGGTTTTTACGGATTCCGTAATTACAGGCCGACAGTAGCCGTCATGGCAAGAAAATCGGTTTCGGCGATGATGCGGACAGGGTGGCCGGCGGCTTGCATCGCCTCTGCCTTGCGGTGTTTCGAACTTTTGGCGTGGCCGGCCAGTTTCGACAGATCCTGATCCCCGACCACCAGCATGGTGGTTCGTTCTGTCACCAGACTGTCGACAACAGCGCCCATGCGATGCGCCAGATCAGCGGCAGTGTTGCGCTGGAAAACCAGCTTTCCAGTGAACACCACGGTTTCACCGTGCAATGGACCTTCGTCGCCGGCTGGGCGTTTGACCGAGTTGCGATCTTGGGCCGTGATTGGATTGCGCTGGTGATTGATCCAGTCGGCGATCGTCAGACCGCTATCGCGAACGGCGTGCAGAAAAATGTGGCCTGCCGCGCGTGCATCGTGTTCGGCGTCATGGTGCTGAAACGCGAGGCCAAGGCGATCGGCCAGCGGGCGCAAGCCATAGCCCCGCTGCGCAACATCTGGCCAAGTTCGCCGCGCCACCTTTGCGCTGTCGATCCAGATGCATTCAATCGAAGGCAATCCAGCGTGTGCGCAAGCCTGCTGAATCGATACGCGGTCAAAATGGGTGTGATGCACGACGATCGCGCCTTGCAGCGCAGAAGCCAAGCCAGTGTGATAGTCGGAGAAGATCGGCGCCTCTGCGACGGCGGCGGCATCGATCCCGTGGATCGAAACATTGACCGGGTCGAACCAGGTCTGCGGATCGATCAACCAATTGTGCGAACCCACCTCGTTGCCTGCTTCGTCGAATACGACCAACCCGATCTGGCAAATGCTGCCCATGAAAGCGTTGGCAGTTTCCACATCGAGCGCGACGAAGCCCATCAAATTCGCCCGGAACAATCGGCGATCGCGAAGCGCCCCGATGAATGACTGGCGCGTGCCAACCGGCCATCAATCAAGATCTGGCATTCGATGTAATCTTCGTCGGCTTGATCGAGCTGCGCCGACAGGAACACCCGGTCGCCGCTGGTGACGATGTCATCCTGGGACCAGGGCAGAAAAACGCCAAGTTCGTCCATACCGCCCGATTTGTTGACCATGCGGACCTTGGCGATCTCGCTCGGCAAATCAGGATGCTCTTTTTTCCAATCCGGCGAACCGATCACGCGGTATGTGATTTTGTGCTGCGTCGGGCTGCAAGAGATGAGGGCAAGCGACAATCCGGCGAGTGCCAAGCCCGCGCGCATGTCAAAGACCCGCGCTGCTGCCATAGGCCACCACCCGGCCGACAACGGTGATCGGATGATCACCGATTACGATCGGCTGGTGCACCGGGTTGTGCGAATCCGGCGCAAAGCGCGCCGGTGATTCCTGGTACCGCTTCACGGTGCCCTCTCCGCCTCCATTCATGATCAGATAGACCCGGCCAGGGTAAAGATCGCGCTGATCAGGATCAATGATCGCCCAGCAGCCGTGTGGCATGACACGATCCATGCTGTCGCCATAGACTTCGACCGCAAATGCTTGGTTTTCGCCTTTCACGCGCAATCTGGGGATGTGATACACCGGCAACTCGACAGCTTCCTGCCATGATCCGGCGGCGGCGATACCGATGACCGGGACCATGACCACGTTCGACGGGTCTGCGTTTTCCTGTTCTGCCTCTCCCAAACCAAGGAATTCGGCCAGCACGTCCATTTCGTGCTGCTGAATCCGGCGGGTGCCCTTTTTGATTTCGGTGATGCGTGACGCCCCGACGCCAAGGAAATCGGCGATCTGTTTGCCGGTGAAGCAACGCTTTTCCAACGCGGCCAGCAGCGCGCTGCGAATCTGATCATGCGTCACGATGGCCATGCCGGCACATTGCGGAAATCGTAATGCGGATTCTATAACGAACATCGTAATAATCCGGGTTGCTTTGAATTTACGAATATCGTAATTCCGCCATCATGATGACTGCGACGCAAATTATCGAAGGGTTGGGCGGCACAGTGCAGGTCGCCAACGCGCTCGGTCTGGCGCCGACCACGGTTTCAAGCTGGAAGTCTGCGAATTCGATTCCGAAGTGGCGCATGCCTGGCATCGAGCAGCTGGCGCAGGAAAAAGGGTTTGCCCTCGGGTCGCAAGCCGAAGGGCGGGGCGGCGGTTCTGGCAATAGCATTGGCACTGCCGATGCGGCCGCCGCCCCTGATGTTTCACCCCCGCCCCCATCCACGGGTGAAGCCGAAGCCGGGGGCGTGCTGCCGTGCGCCCCCGGCGGAGGCGTTTGAACGATGCGGGTGGCGCTCGAAATTCTGGGCGGCTGGTTTGCGCTGTCGTGCTTTTGCGCGCTGGTGTGGTGGCGGCTGAGCAAGATCGTCGACGTGCATGCGGAACCTTCGGACGATGCGGGGGGCATGTGATGGATCAGGTTCACCCCTTCCCTTGCACGCGCCGGCAGATGGACCTGTTGCGCTTCATCGCCGGGTATACCGAGGCGCGCGGGTGTGCGCCGGATTTGCGCGAGATGGCCAATGCAATCGGCCTGGCGACGAAGGGCGGCGTTGTGCGCCTGCTGACAGGGCTTGAACAGCGAGGCCACGTTGCGCGCGGGCGTTACCGCGAACGCAGCACGGTGGTGCTGAGCAATCCGCCCCTTGCCCGCGCGCCCGACGGCGCGCCGCTTCATTTCATCCCGGTGGAGTTGCTTGGTTGTCATGGGGGTAGTGATGCCTGATCGTTTGCGCCAAGTCCGCCCCGACAATCGATCCAAAATGGACGTGTCTGCCGCGCTGGCGGCTGGGTGGGCGCGGGTGATCAATGCGATCGGGCGCGGCGCGTTTGCCGATCGGCTGGATGTCGATGGCAAGACCGTTGGTCGCGCGCTGGCTGGGGATACGCTGCCCGAATTGCACACCGCGTTCAATTCGCTGCGGATCGATCCGACGGCGCTGGATGAATTGGCGGCGCTGTATGGCGTGGAGATCCGGCCGCGCAAAGCATGCCAGGGCAGCGACATGGCGATGATCGCCGGGTTGGCCCGGCTGGCCGCGCAATGGACCGATGTGATGGCCGATGGCGTGCGCGACCACCGCGAGACGGTGGAACTGGCGCGCGCGCTGCGGCCGTTGATGCCGGGGATCAACGCGATCCTGGCCGAAGCTGACCGGCTGACCGGCGCGGTGGCGGCATGAACAGCCAGCGCCACCAGACCGGGCCGCCCGAATAGCGCGCCACCTGCGCGCAAGCGCGGATCTTGACCCATCATTGTTGGAGAATTCCGATGACCGAGCAGCAGAGCGCTGACACCGGCAGATTACCTGCATTTGAAGAAGGCGCGGCTGACGGTCGCGCCCGTTATCCCGCCGTCACCACGCTGACCGATCTGATCCAGATGCTGAACGATGGAAAGTTCAACCAGGATTGCATCGACAAGCTGGGCGAATTTTCCGCCGACATGGAAGAGATGGGTTGCGAGACTGATCGCAAGGTCAAGGGCAAAATCGTCCTGACCATTGAGGTCGATCGGGAAACCGACGGCATCTATTTCTTCACCCCCTCGATCGACTTCAAGCTGCCCAAGGAAAAGGGCCAGCGCACGATCGGCTGGGTCACCTCGGACAACCGGTTCACGCCGAACAAGCCGCATCAGGGCAACCTGTTCGGGACCATCCGCGAAGTGGGCGGCGAGCGCACGGTGCGCGGCGCCTGAGCCCCTGCAAGTTCATGAAAGGTAACAGACCATGACCGAGAAAAGCAGCGCCGCGAGTGTGCCGGCGATTGAAGGTGCGGGCCCGCTGATCCGCGAAGCGTTGGCAGCCGCGCGCGATCATTACCAGGGGACGGTTATCAGTTTGACCGATCCGCGCGATGGTACGATCGGCACGGCGATCCTGACGCCCCACGGCGCGAAAGCGATTGATTTGCGCGAGCTCGATGCGTTTCGCGTCAAGCCGATCCACCGCGCCGGCACGGCCAAGCACACGCGGCTGGACAGCTTCATTGCCCACGTCAATCGATTCAAGGCGCCGAACAGCGCGGTGTTTGCGATCGACAATGCTGCGAGCCCCAAGCTCACCGCGGTGTTCGATTATCACCCGGAAGGCCCCGACATCGTCGATGCTCGTTTTGGGGCGCATCGCGCGGTGTACGAATTTCCGCTGTCCGAAGAATGGAAGGCGTGGTCGAAGGCGAACGGGACGGTCATGTCGATGGCCGATTTTGCGGCATTTCTGGAAGACCACATCGTTGACGTGGTGGCCGATGCGAAGCCGGCAAGTGCAGCTGCGATGGACTTCATCGCCAAAGTTGGCGGGGACATCGCGGGGCCTTCAAAGCTTATCGAGATCGCTCGAACGCTGCAGGTGAATGAAGCTTCGACGCTGCGCGAAGCGCGCAATCTTTCGACCGGTGAAACCGAGGTCGTGTTCAATTCAACCCATCTGGATGCCGCCGGCAATAAGCTGGTTGTGCCCAATCTGTTCATGATTTGCATTCCGGTGTTCGCCCGGTCGCCCGATTATTGGCAGATTTTGGCGCGGTTCCGGTATCGCAAATCGGGCGAAGGCATCCGCTTCTGGTTTGAGTTGTGGCGGATCGACCTGGTCTTCGAAGAAGCGTTCGAAGGCGCTTGCAAGGCTGTGGTCGAGCAGACCGGCCTGCCGATGTTTGTCGGCACCGCAGAGGTCTGACCCGTGGCGCCGTCGTTGATCGCGCTGATCGTTCTGACCGTTGCGCTGGCGATGGGCAGTGGTGCGGCGTTTGTCGTTGCCTGGGTGGCACAGCGGCGCGCGCAGATGGCGGAAAACGCGGCATTGGAGGCGCGCACGCGCGCAGCCATGCTGGAATCCGCATTGCATGATCAGCGGCGGCGCAAATCCGACGCGGTGTCGCGCGGAAATCGCACGCGCGCGGCGAAGCAGGCGGCGCTGCGCAAAGAGCGGCTGGCCGAATTGCAGGATGCGGTCGCGCTGAAGCGTGCCGGCGGGCAGCACAGCCTGCCGCTGGAACCGGCCCGGCCGGCTGGCGGTGAGGCCAGTGCAGCATGAGCGTGGAACAGCGGCGGCGGCAGATCGACGTGTTGCGGGCGTGGTTGCAGCGGCAACTGGGCGACGATGCAGTGATCTATCACCAGAACAGCGCGACGCCGTTGCCCAAGGCAAGCGAAGCGGAGCGGTTTTCGATCACCGTGCCGGTCGCGGATTCGATCGGGCTGGTGTGGTTGCGCCGCTGGACCGG